ATTTGCGTTGCAGACCTCCTGCCACAGACCTGACCAACTACTTTTGTAGGGAAGGTTATGTAGGTAAAATTGACGGTGTGTATGTTGGGCGAGATGTAACAGGTAAGCTCTGGAGAACTGAAGTGAAAAACATCCAACCCGGGATGGCAAGCTGGAAAACACATAACACAATTGTGACAACACAAGTGTGGAATGGGAAAGTGCAAGAGCGCACAGCAGTCGGTGATTGTGGTATGCTATTGTTTTCACAGACACCAGCAGGCCCTATCATACTAGGCATTCACACCCTTGGTCGAGATGACAAAATTGCAGCAATGCGAGTGACATTCGAACAAGCAGTCAATGGTTGTGTTCATTTTGAACCACGCTTTGTGAATAGAGGAAAGATTGAAATCTCAGCACCCTCGAAACAACGGAACTTGGGTGACCTCAGTATGCAAAGTGTAGTTCATCGATCAAATCCAGGTGTCGCAGATGTGAAGGGTTCCTTCACGGGCGAATTCAGACAACGAGGGAGAACCAATGTAGGACAGACTCTCATTTGTGAACAAATCGTGAAACGAGGTTATGTGGTCGATAAAACAAGACCATGTATGACGAGCACCCCTTGGGTGAATGCGTTGAACGACATGACACGCCCTGTGACCCTCATGCGAGACGACATCCTACGACAAGCAACAGAAATGTACATGGATGAAACACATGGTGCAACACCTAAAATCCACGTCTACCCAATCGAAGTTGCAATCAATGGTTGTGCTGGTGTGTTGTACTGTGACAAAATGAACAGAAAATCCAGTGCTGGTGCTCCGTACAAAAAGTCAAAAAAACACTTCATTTACTTCGTCGATGAAAAGGTCAACACTGATGTGCACGTGGTTCAAGAAATTGAGGACACGATCTACAATATGATTGATATCTACGAGCGAGGAGAGAGAGTGCACACAGTATACTGTGGACATCTCAAGGACGAACCAGTCACTGTTGAAAAAGCAGAGAGTGGGAAAACCAGAGTGTTCACAGCGTCCGGCATGGCATACACAATTGTGGTGAGAATGTACCTTTTGTCAATCATCATCCATATGCAGAAAAACCGCTTCACATTTGAGACGGGCCCTGGAACAGTGGCACAAAGTCTTGAATGGGAAGAGATTAGAGAACGTATGGTGAAATTCGGTGAAGGAAGAATTGTA